CAAATACTGAATCTTGAAGTATTGCAATTCCTTGAATCTCTTAACATCATTATGGTTGGTAAACTTAGTCCCGATGGAACTAACTGATGCTGCTTCTTCCATAGAGAGCTCGCCATCACCGTCTTTGTCCCAATTCTCCACGCAGATGCGCTTCACCTCTGGGTCCTCGAAGCGAATCCACCATTTTGCGATGTTTAACTTTAGCTTTGGATAGTGTGTCATTAGTGCATCGTAGGTGTCGCGATATGCGCCTGTGGTGAGATTGATTGTACCATCGAGCACTGGATATGGGTCGTTGCCGTACTGACCCTCTGCATCGATTCCTTGATAAGTGCCGTCTACCAGCTGGGAAAGTTTATCGAATGCTCGTCCGTCCGTGAATGTCTCATTGAACCCGACACAGCGCACGTAGCGCAGAGCGTGAGGAGTTTGCCCGACTTGCGCATCCATGATGTCGATGAGTTTCTTTACTGGCTGGAGATTGTCACAACCGCTTACAAAGTAACTCATCACATTTGGAGCGCAACCTTCTGTATTGCATTTCTCATTGGTGAGTTTATCGAGGTTCTTTAATTCCACGTATGACGTGGTAGCGGGATAGTCAACCTCCTCGAGAGCAGCACCATCCGCAAAGTGTGCTTCGGTGAGCGATGAACCACCAGCGAGGAACTTACGAAGACGAAAGTTACTACGCATATCGAGCGCACCTCCAAGGGTCGAGATGTTCTGTACATCAATCTCATCTAAGGAGGTTGTATTGCCAAGCGTAAGCGAAGAAATAAGTATCTTCACCTTCTGTTCGTTCTCATCACCGAGCTTCAATCGCTTGAGTCGCTTACCAATAATAGAGAGAGCACCATTGATAACGTATGATGACCAATCGCCGATATCGAGCAGGTAGTCTGCTGACTTGACAGATAGCTGCTGGTCGGACGTGCCGTTGATATCGACAACTATCTCACAAGGCTTACCAGCATCAGTGCGAGCACCACGCATAATCGTTGTACCGTACGCAATAGTAGGGTACAATTTCATTGCAGGCGTTAATCGCAAAACTATTGAGTTAGTTGTAGCGTCTGCCTGTGCGGAGGTACGAACAGTAATCGCACCTTCAGCAGTCTTTGCATCGTAGTCACCAAAAGAATACTTAGACATAAGGTATTGAATACGCTTCTTCACCCAAGCAACCTCAGGCGACTTACCATCACCGAGCGACTGACCGAGTGGGTCGGTGTCGTTAGTATAAGTACCTTGCAGCATTGCAAGTTTCATCTTCTCGTAGAACTTGCCATCCTCATTGTATAGCATAGAGGAGAAATTGTCAATTACTGAGAAGTAATACCTCTCGAAGTATGCAAAGAGTTTCTGCTGGTGCGTACCTTTTTGCAACCCTCCTAACTCCTCCATCTTCGCAAGCATACGACGCATCATCTGCGCACGCTCCTCTGGGTACGCTTGTTCCATTAAGTTCCACAACACGGACTTTTCTCCATTCCAAACTGGCGTACCGTCATCATAGGTATCGTGGAACTCAACCCAGTAAGGCTTCTTCATTAAACCTTGGTTGATGACTGTTAGAATTGTATCAAGGTCATCCTGACGAAATTTCCATTTACTCTTTGCCATATCTATTTCACATTAAAGTTATAAGGGTATGTATTCTTTGCGCAGTTGTCTGTTGCTGCCTTCAATTCTACGTATAGTTGATGAAAAAGAAGGTCCATGATATCCCAGTCCTGTGGCTGCTCGGCACGGAACTTTTGAATACGTGCTGACTTGAATAACTCATTGAGCTTAGCTGCATCACTAATCGATGTGAATGTTTCCTCTGTCAATCCGTACTTATCTCCGACTAACTGCTGACGGAGATTAACCACCGACACACCACTATCAAGTGTTGAAGGACAGAATTTCTTATACAAGCTATCGTAATAGTATAGGTTGTACTGATTAGGGTCGCCTTCCTTCGCAATCCAATACTCAATATGGGTTGAATGAGGGTCAGCGTTTAACTCGTCAAGCGTACCGTTAAATGGTTCGATAAATGTATTGCACGAATATACAATATTGTAAGCCGTGATATACGACTCAACGAGCTGCTCTGCTCGCTGACGGGTCTCATTGTCCGCTGTAGTCTTATCATCAGCAGGGAGGTCGGCATAGTCTAAGTCCCAGCAGTTTTCCCAAGAGAGTTCAGAGACTTGGTACTGATAGGCTTCTTCCTCCGTGTTGTAACGAATGCGCCGTTTGTCCCAAGGCACTTGATACAAGGTAAGGCGTGGCGAGTTATCAGAACCTTCTATAGATAGGAGGTCGGGAAAAAGGTCCTTATCATATCCAAAGGTGGCAGCATCCCCCTTATCTGGCCCTACTGTAAAGAGACCGACAAACTTGTATGTAACAGTACCGTCTTCTGCCGTCTGCTTCTCAAATCCAACGAATGTCTCTTGATAGATAGACACACGTGCTTCGCTATCCTGCTCGATACCCTCGTTTGTTAGTCCTACCGCCTTCCATAGGTCCGTATATGAGTTCACAGAACCTAACTTGTGGTATTGCATAGAAGAAGCGATGTTCTTTTTCGCTGTCAGCTTGGAGATTTTAGGCAGGTTCTTGAATAACTCAAATTTCTTCTGTGCTGTCTGACCGTCCTCATATACGATAGTCGTATCTTTCGCTACCTTCGCCTTCCAGTTCCATAGGTAGTAAAGCATAGATGATGTACCTTGACCTTGCAGCTGAAGGTTGGTAATCGTCAAGCGGTTAAGGTTCGTATTGCCATCCTTAGGATAAATCTCAAGTGTACCCTTAGGCTTGTATGATTTGCCGTATTCATAAGCCGGCAATGGCTTGTCAAAGGTAAAGACGTTCACCTTGCCACGCACCTTGTCAAAGTCGACCGTGGTACCGAGCGTGTCATAGATGTCATTATCTATTTTCTCGGCACTCTTTTCTCCTACGGTTGCAAGTGCATTGATATAATCTTGATGTACGTTAGCAGCGTCCATTGCGCTGTCGTAGATACGAATAGAGTACAAATCGACATCAGCCTTATCTGAGCCAATAACAATATCACCGCCTGAACCTATCTGCATAGAGTCCGTAAGCAAGTAGGCAAACTTACGAGCCTCGATACCGTCAATGTAGAGATAGACGAGGTTAAGGTAATAGGTGTTTCCATTGAGTACATACGTGTACTTCTTAGGACTAATCACGAGAGCAAGACGAATACGCACACCATCATCTGTGCTCATTGCCTGCACATCAGGATTACGCTCGCTACGGGTTGCGAACATGATAGAAGATGGCTTCACCTTCAATCCGATATAACCCTTCTGATAAGGCATAGCAATAGAGATACACTCTGCATCGTAATCAGATGTGTTATTAATCTGATAGTCAATTTCGATTGTCTTACCGCTTTGCGCTGCCTCCTTGGCGAACGGCTTGTAATCGATAGTAAGGCGTGACCCTGCAAGTAAACGCAATGTGCGTGCGCCTTCATCGTCTGTCACCCAACCATCACGAGAGAAAGCCACGTTCTGCCACTCAGCACCGATATGCTCGGAGTTGATAAGATTGCGGAGGGCATTGCGGTCGGTGTCGGTGTTGTTTCTGTTCTTTGCATTCAGATAGAATACCGCTCCTGCTGTAGCAGAGTAACCCTGTGAGTTATCCACAGGGAAAGGAATAGCATCACGCAAGCGCACCTCGTCTGTTGGGTGAGTTCTGAACCCAATTAACGCTGTGAAATCGGAGTTATCAATCGTCTCGACCTCAAGCGAAAGGGTGTATTGCATCTTGGTTTGTGTCAGCGTATTCTCAGATACATTCTCTTGCAGCACCTCGTTATCCTTCTTCATCAGGATTGACAGCGGTGTCGTTACCGCCTTGCCGTCATATACAGCGTATTCAAGAACCTTATTCTCGTACCAGTTAAGCAGCTTCTCTGCCTTATTATTCACGACAACCATCTTCACCGCTTCGTTATTAGCGACCGCCATGAAGTCGTAACCTACTGGAGTAGTCTGGACCGTATTATCTTCATTTGACAACCAAGCTGACAGGTGGAAGAGCCCCGTCTTATTCGTAAATGGCACGGTATAAGCGACAGGCGAAGATGTATAAGTGGCCGTACCGAACTGACGCTCATACGTCTGTTCGTAGCCTTCACCTGTAATCTTCACGTGCAAGGTCTTCGAGATATTACCACTGATGTAGCATGGAAGAACAATGTCGCCTTGATAAGCCTTCCACCAGTTGAACTCTGATATTGAGAGGAAGAGCGCAGAAAGCGTGATAGAATAGACCAAGGCAGGGGAGGTTTGCCCCGTCACCTCGCCCGTAATCTTCACCATGATGTTATTTTGTCCACTCTCCAGGAAGCGGAATACGTCAACTGTGGTTACGGTGTTCGACTGGCAGCGTCCACGTGCCTTCGAAATGAAAGTACCGTCTCCAGCCTTGGCGAATATCTCGTATGTTCCCCATTCACCCGTATCCTGATACTCTGTCTGCCCAACGTCTTTCGTCCGTGAGATGAACATGAACTTAATAGGGCACTCGCCTGCTGACTTCGAAGCGGATAGTGTAGTAGACTCCGACTGGTTAATAGCGCGAAGATAATACAGAATAGACTGCTGCTGACCACCACCTTGCCCGATGCCGAGTTCCGAGAGTTTCATCGGCACCCACTGATCTCCACCCCAGACGAGCACACAAGTCTCCGAAGTGAGATCATCGGCTTCACTGTTCACGTTCTGTAACTGACCGAGCGTTGGACGGTTCTTCACCACGACCTGCTTGATGCGTTCTTCAGATGTGTTCTGCGCGTCAATCAGCTCGTTAACCTTCTCGGGGATCTTGTTGAACTCGTCAGCCGTCAGCCGACCACCTGTCTGTTTATGTTCTAAGTATAGCTTCTCGATTGCCATGTTATGATAGTTTGAATGGGAAAGTATATGTAAATGCGTTGTTGCCTTCTATCTCCACGCCATGTGCAAGTGATAGCGCGTGACAGATAATGTCCTGCAGCAGCTTAGGGTGAGCTGGAGCAAAGCCCTGCCCAGTGGCATCCTCGATGCCACGGACAGAAGCCTGCGCGAAACGGCCATCAGTCGTACGGCTCTCAGTAATATGCAGCTTAATGTGCTTCATTCACTTAAGATGTTAAAATTAATGCCCCTCATGCTCCTCCCGTGAGGCTTCAGGTAGTGGGTGAAGCGATATGCTATTCTGATACATATGTATCAAACTCGTGCTGCTCATTGACGAGGATAATTACGCAATAGAGCACCAGGTACAGGCTGTGGGCTGCCGTCATTTTTGCAGTAAGAATGAAGACCTCCATTCACCTTGAAGTAGACCACCTTGAAGTCTATTGCAGTTCCTCCCACATAGTGAATAAGTCCGATAGAATAGATATGCCCGTTGTGACGCTCATCAGGAAGCACTCCGTCGTACTCAGCATATACGCCTGTCAGATTCTCGTCTGTATACCATCCATCAGGGATGTTCTTGGAATTGAGACTCTCTTCAGCGAAGACCTTATTATCCTTATCCCCGTCACTTCCGTACGTGCCCGTCTTAGAATTATATGCCGCATGGAATTCATGATACAGCGTACCCTCCTTCGTGTGCGGATAGATAGCGGAGAGCGTAGCATCAGTTACGTCAACGAGCTTCTT